TGACTTAGCATAAAAAAAACAATGAAAAAATCAGAATTAAGACAAATTATTAGAGAGGAAATCCAAAAATTAAATTTAAAAGATTCTTTAGATTCAGCTGAACATTATTGGCCTATACCTTCTGAATGGTTTAATAAATATTATACAATGGATTTTTACCAAGATGGGCCCCGAATTTTTCGAAATGATAATGGAAATTTTACTGAATTTTCAGATGTTATAAAACGTTATGAAAATGAAACTGGATTGTCAGTAACAGACTTAGTCTAATATAAACAAAAATAATAATAGACTAACCTACTCATTTTACAGCCTGATTCATAGCCAGGCGCTCGAAAGAGATAAAAAATTCAAGGAGCTGTGACCCTTACAAAAGTTTGGGTTCACAGTTTCCTTTTTTTATATTTAATAAGTTAAAAGAAAAAATCAACAATGGATAAAATCGTAATTGTAGGAGCAGGTGTTGCAGGTATAAATGCTGCAACTAAATTAGTAGATAATGGATATCCTGGAAACTTAATTACCATCATTGATATGGGTAAAGATCCTTATAATCGAAAACCTGAAGAAGTTATGACAGGTATGCTAGGTGCTGGAGGGTGGAGTGATGGTAAACTAACTTACCATACTGCAATTGGAGGTCAATTATCAAAATATTGCGGTGAGGAGAAAGCAATGGAATTAATGGATCAAGTAATCACCAATTTCAAACGTTTCCATCCTAAACCAGAAGAAGTCCAATGTTCAAATCCTGAATCTGAACCTGATTTTATTAAACCTTATTTTGGTTTACGTTTATTCCCTGTATGGCACGTAGGAACAGATTATCTATCTGAGATTGCTAAAAATTGGTATGATTATCTAGTATCTAAAGGTGTTAATTTTATTTGGGAAACTAAAGTACACGCTATTGATTTTGAAACAGGAGAAGTGATATTAGAAGATTAATATTTATATTAAAATATAATCATGAAAAAACAAGAATTAAAACGTATAATTAAAGAAATATTAATCAATGAATTAGATATTTCTAAATATATTAGTTCCTGGGTAGATACTAAAACATTAAAAAAACAAAAAGATTTTCCTGAAGCTATATTTTTATATCTTAAAAAAGAAGGATATATTAATAAAGGAGAAATATATAGAGTTTTAACTTTAGACCCTTTAGTTGTAATGATAAAACAAAATACAGAGTATATTGATTTAGATAAATTTTTAGAGGATAATAAAAATATAAAACCATATAGTGATTTATATAGCACTTATCAAGATGAAAAAGAAGTTATATCCCGTTTAGATAAAAATTTTTCTTTTGAAGACATACATTATGCTAGTTCTACTGGATTAAATATGAATCTATTTTTAAAAAATTTAGATAAAAATAAGTTAAAAAATGATATTTTAAAAAAAGATCAAGGTAAATTATTATCTTTTACTAAAGATAGAGAAGCAGCTAATGATATTTTTTATACTGCTATCAATCATTTAGAAGAAGATGAAGAAGATGAAGATTAATATGAGAAAAATAAAATTTGATAAATGTATTGTAGGGACTGGAAAATCAGGAATAGATTTTTCATCTAAATTAGCTAAAGAATATGATTTACCAACTGAACAAAAGAGCGCCCAGTTGGGGGTGAGATTTGAAGCACCACAAAAACACTTCCAAAAACTAATCGATATTTCATATGACTTTAAGTTATATAGAAAATTTGATGATGAAGGTGTTTCGTTACGTTCATTCTGTACAAACAATAATGCAGCTTATGTTGCTGTAGAGGAAACATATGGGGATCAAAGTTATAATGGTCATGCTAAGAAAGATGAACGTTATAGAAATAATATGACTAACTTTGGTATCTTGATGGAAATTAATGGTATTGAAGATCCATTCACTTGGTCACGTAATGTAGTTTCTAAATTACAGCATAATGGTACAGGCCTATATTATAGTCCATCTCGTAAACCATCAACTACATCTGAAGGAAATGAAGTAACATCCCATCAAATTGATAATCTAGATCTAGTAAGAGAAGTGATGGGTGGGTATTTTAAATATGTAGAAGATTTTATTGAGGATATGAAAAAAGTATTCCCAACATTAGGGGATGATTGGGGTATTTACATTCCTGAGGTAAAATATCTTTCCCCAGAACCTCTTGTAAATTACAATAATTTATCTCTTACAAAATACCCAAACATACACTTTGTTGGTGATGCTTTGTCTGCTAGAGGTATAACTGTGTCAGGTGCACAAGGGATATATGTGGTTGAAGATATTCTTAAACAAGAAGAATTAATTTTTGATTCATTTGGAGATAATATTGAGTTTTAACTTAAAAAGAATATCCTTTTTATTAAAGGTTTGGCTTCGGCTGAACCTTTTCTTATCTTTATGATATAAATAATTAATATATAAAAACAATCAGTTATGTCAGAAAAAACAGCTTTCCCTCAATCTAAACGTTACAAATCCCCAGATGGTACTATCCGTTATGTATGGGATGGGAAACTTCATAATTGGGATGGCCCCGCTCTTATCCCTGAAGGAAATACTCGTCTTCGAGAGTATTACCTATATGGTATCCAACATACTGAAGAAGAATGGCAACAAGTAAAACGAGATCGAAATGGTCTTCCTTGGTATAAAAATCCATCAACTAAAGAAAGATCTTAAAGTTTGGCCTTCGGGCCATTCTTTATTATCTTTAATCATTAAGAAAAAATTATGAAAGATTACAATGAAGATCTTGGTAAGATAGGAAAAAAACTTATTCTTATTGAACCATTTTATGGGTATTTTTTAAGTCAACTTAATAAAAGAATTACTAAAGAAGTTCCTACAGGAGCAGTAGGGAAAAATGGTATTAATGTTGATTTGATGGTTAATCCTGAGTTTTGGGATTCTTTAGATACACCTGAAAAGAAAATGGGTTTACTTAAACATGAATTACTTCATATAGGATTTGATCATCTTAATATGGGAGATGAATATGAGGATAAAATTTTGTTAAATATAGCATGTGATGTTGAAATTAATCAATATTTAGATCCTAAATGGTATCCTACTCCTGATATTCTTTTACCTTCTTCATTTCCTGAGTTGAATCTACCTCTGAAAGTAGGTTCTAGAGAATATTATAGACTCCTTAAAAAAGACTTAGGAACAGGAAAAAGTAAATGTTTAGATAGTCTCTATGAACAAATGACAGATCAAGGATCAGATCATCCATTTAGTCATGACTCTTGGAAAGAATTTGATGGGCTATCTGAGGCTGAAAAAGAACTAATCAAAAAACAAGTAGAATATCAACTTAAAGAAATCTATGAGAATCAACTCCAAAAAAATCCTGGAAATGTTCCTGGAGAATTCAAAAATATTATTGAAAAACTTTATGAAGAAAATCCCCCAGTAATTGATTGGAAAGGATATTTTCGACGTTTTGTTTCTAATTCAAATAAAATTTATACTAAAAAATCTCGTAGAAAATTAAACAAACGTTATCATGAAAATCCAGGAATAAAAATTAAACAAAAACAAAATATTCTAGCGGCCATTGACACCTCAGGCTCAGTTAGTGATAAAGACTTACAAGAGTTTTTTGCAGAAATTAAACATATGCATAAAGCAGGTGTAGCAATCACTATTATAGAATGTGATATTCAAATTCATAAAGTCTATGACTATGATCCTAAAAAAGAAATTCAAATTCATGGACGAGGAGGAACTTCATTTTACCCAGTAATTAATTTTTACAAAGAAAACTCAAGAAAGTATGATTCATTAGTTTACTTAACTGACGGAGAAGCTCCGGCACCTGAACATCCTAAAAAACCTATTTTATGGTTGTTAGCTTCTGGAAGAGACAAAAATGAAGAATTACCTGGCTTAGTAATTCAAATGCAGCATAAATGAAAAATTATTTTACATAAAATGATAGACACATACAAAGATCATAATAGATACCAAGCAGATCTACCTAAAATTGATCCTTACTATGAAAATTTTCTAAAAACCGCTCTTAACATTCAACCTAAACTTATTATTACTGGTACTTTAGGTTTGAAGTTATGTGGGTTATTTAAAGAAAGAGAAGTAGGAGACTTAGACTTTAACTTAACTGAGTCTCTAACTGAAGATGAAGTTTTAATTTTTAAAGATTTTTTTGAATTAACTCCTTCCTTAGGAGGGCGTGAGTATGATCTTAAAGAAAAATCCAAAGAAACATGGTCAGCTAAAAAAGCCCTTGAAAACCCACTTCTCATCCAGTTTAAAAAATATCCTAAAGTAAAAGAAGATAATTGGAACCCAAATGACAAAGTCTATAAAATAGATATTTTTACTAAAGGGGGCTTATCTAAAAAAGAAATTCTTCTTTTAGATGTAAAATTCAGTGATGGTACAGTAATTCCTTGTAAAGTAACATATCCACCCACTATTCTATCCCACAAAGCTAAACTAGCCTTTGATCCTCAAATTGGGGAACATAGAAAACATTACTTTGATATAATCAAAGGTGTTATAGGAGATGAAAATTACTTAGGTAAAGTAAACAATATATCTAAATTTTCCATTTTTTCTTATGAAAACGAACTTAATGACCCTTTTCCTTTTTAAGTTTGGCCTTCAGGTAATGAAATGTTATCTTTAGCATATAAATAATTAACACAAACAGTTATGCAACAATCTCAAATCTCCATTAGAGATCTTAAAACTTTCCTCAATCACATTGTTTCAAACAACCGACAACTTCAAGAAGAAGGCAAAACACCTGTTGCTGTAGAAGTAGTTGGAGATTCAGGTATTGGTAAAACTAGTTCTATTATTCAATTAGCTCAAGAGCTAGATTTGAATTTTGTTAAGTTAAATCTTGCTCAAATTGAAGAACTAGGTGATTTGGTGGGTTTTCCAATTCGTCAGTTTGAAATGATTAAAGGTAATGAAGTTAAAATGGTTGATGAAAACCACATTTCTGAGTATAAGGAGCTTGGTTATACATCAACCGGTAAGAATCAAATGTCATACTGCCCACCTGAGTGGATTAGTGGAAAGAAAAAAGGTGGAATTTTGCTTTTGGATGACTGGAATCGAGCTGATCTTCGATTTATTCAAGCAATTATGGAGCTAATTGATCGTCAACAATATATTAGTTGGACACTGCCTAAAGATTGGCATATTATCCTTACCAGTAATCCAGATAATGGAGATTATATTGTGAATAGTATTGATAATGCTCAAAAAACACGATTTATTAGTGTTAATCTAAAATTTGATATTAACTGTTGGGGTGAGTGGGCTGAAGAAAATAAAATTGATAGCCGATGTATTAACTTTTTGTTAATGAATAAAGAATTAGTAAATAAAAATACTAACTCACGAAGTATTACTACATTCTTTAATTCAATTTCATCACTTCCTTCATTTGAGAAAAATTTGAGTTTGATTCAAATGATTGGGGAGGGTAGTGTAGGGCCAGAATTTGCCTCAATGTTTAATATGTTTATTAATAATAAACTTGACAAACTGCTTTCTCCTGAGAAAATTATGTTAGATGATAATGAAGACTATATTTTGAGTTCTTTGAAATCCTCAATTGGAGAAGATGATAAGTATAGAGCAGATATTGCTTCAACTATTTCAACTCGAATTATTAACTTTTCTTTAAATTATTCTAAGGGTAATAAAATCGAGAAAAAATACATTAATCGAATTATTAAACTTGTGACTTCAGAGTTGTTTACTAATGATTTAAAATATAACATTGTTAAAAAGATCTATAATGGTAATCCATCTAAATTTCAAATGTTGACTTTGAATCCTAATGTAATCAAGTTTATCACCCAATAATTAAAGAAGGTTTGGCTTTAGGATCAAATCTTTATATCTTTATCATATAAAAAATAAAGTTATGTTTCAAAAAAATGTTATTGAATTAAGTTATAGGACCTGGAGTGGATTTAGTATATATGCTAATAGTTGGAAAAATAAAAATTACTTCTATAATATATTTATTTCTCAATCTAACCTAGAAAATTTTAAAACTTACTTTGATAAACAACAGTCAAATAAAATTATTGAAGATTGTAATATTTATCAAACAACACTTTCAACTTTAGAAAAAAACAAAATTGAGATATTTAATGATAATGGTGGTCCCCAAATATCTATTACTTATACTCCTAAAAAAACTGATTATTATTTATTAAATTATCAACAAATTTCAAATTATCTTTTTAACCCTAGGAATTATCGAGAGTTTTTTATTTTTGACCATCTACCCTTACCATCTTATTTTAAGTCCAATGGATGGAATGATTTAGATATAACCTTAATGAATAATTCTACTACTACATTCCTACTTCCGGCTGATATTCTTAAAGAAGATAAATTACCTCAAGAAGTTAAACATCTTCTTACTCCTCTTACCCCAGAACAAATCTTAGTTTGTAATAGTTCTCATGGAAATAAAACTTTAGAGGATAAAATTAAAAAATGGATCCCAATTTTTAATGAGGAAAGACCAAATCTTATTTTTGATGAAGTATTTAATTCTCAAATTTTTGAAGGTAATATAATTGATGAAGATATTTATGACTCCTTAGATGAAATTTTATCAAGTGGAGATAAAGAAAATCATAAATTAGCTATTGAAACTATGGCTAATTGGGATTTAGAAAAAAGTAAGATTTATCTTTTATTTTTATTTAATAAACATGAAACTAAAATTGGAAGAAAATCATACTCTGGAACAAGAAATCATATAATGTTGTTAGAGACATTTCCTTATACAAAATATAAGTGGAATGAAAAATTTGTTCCATTCTTCAATAAAATGTTAAAAATGTTTCCTGAGGAAAAAGAAGTAATTAAATTACTTACAATTAAACGACTGAATGAATATATATTTAAATCATTACCTATTAAATCTATTGAATTTGAATCTTAACATATTTATGGTAAAATAATTTAATGGCTACAATAGTATTGTTAAGTTGTGTTGCTCAAAAATTAGATAAAGCAGCACCCGCAAAGGACTTATATCAATCTGATTTATTTAAAAAATCACTAGCTTATGGGGAAAGTTTATCCCCATCTGCTATGTATATTTTATCAGCTAAGCATCATCTTCTACCTATGACTAAAAAAATAGAGCCATATGATATGACTTTAAAAGATATGAGTGCTGATGAAAGAAAAGCATGGTCAGAAAAAGTTCTATCCCAACTTAAAAGTAAAGGTCATAATTTAGAAAAAGATAAATTTATAATTCTAGCAGGAAAAGCCTATAATCAATACATCATTCCTGAACTTGGAAATTATGAAATACCTATGAAAGGTAAAAGAATTGGCCAACAAAAACAATGGTTAAAAAATCAACTTAAAGAAATTACCACTAAATTAACATCTTTATTATATGAAATACTCAAACCTTATAGAAAGTTATCTAGATGATATGTTTGCTTTTGGAGACGAAACTCCAGAGCAACAGTCTCTATGTGAGCAAATTCTTACAGATTGTAAACCTTTAATTTTGGAATCTGAAAATCCTTTCTTAACATTAGAAAGTTATAAATCTAAATTAAATAATGAAGGTAAAGCTATTATAGATGATTTTATCCTTTATTGTTCAGAAAAATAAATGTAATTTTAAAAGAAAAGTTATGCGTATAGGAATTACAGGAACCCAAAGTACAGGTAAAACAACTTTAGTTAAAGAATTAGCTAAACTTCCTGAGTTTAAAGATTATAAAATAGCTTGTGAAAGGAGTAAATATTTAAATTCATTAGGTATTCCTCTCAACCATCAAACCACTATAGAGGGTCAAACTATCTTTTTAGCAGAACGTGTTACAGAATTAATGCAAGACACTATAGTAACGGATAGGACCATTATAGACGTGATAGCATTCACACAATGTGCTCGTAAAGTTAGTATAGTAGATGCAGATGCTTTTACTGAATATGCTAAACGATTTATTCATCAATATGATTATATATTTTATGTATCTCCTGAAGGAGTAGAAATTGAAGATAATGGAGTTAGAGAAACTAATTCAGAATATAGAGATCAAATAGATAAAACAATTCAACAATTATTGTTTAAATATGTTCCTACTTATTATACACTTAAAGGAACTACTGAAGAAAGAATTCAACAAGTTAAAGAAGTTATAGATATGCAATATTTATATAAAAAATATATCAATGACTAAAAAAGAACTTAAAGAGTATATTAAAGAGATGATTCTTAAGGAAGTATCTCAAGAAGATGTTGAATCTGCTAAAGAACTTAATAAAGAATTGGAAAAAACTAAGAAATTATCTGATGAATTAGGTTTAACTAAGGAAAATAAAAAAAAAACTCTGAAGAAAAATTAGACTTTACAATAAAAGAATTAGTTAGACTTAGAAAAGAACTTAAATCAAATCAAAATCAGTTATCTAAAATAATAACTGATGAGAATAAAAAAGAAGAAGCAGATGATTTAAGTGTTAAAATTAATAATATAAAAAAACAAATCAAAGAGTTAGAAACTCTTAAGTTTCAACTAGAAAAATGAAACGAGATTATTTATATTTAGTTATTTTAATTTTAGGGTTTCTTTCTCTATATCTAGGAGGCTATATTAATTTCTCTAATAAAAGTGATATATATTCTAAAACTCAAGCTGAAATAGATTCACTGAAACGATCAATTGAATTGAATAATCAAACTTTAATTACCATTAATAATAACATAATGGGGGTTCAAGATTCACTTATTTTAGTTTCAAATAAAATTGAAGATAATAATAAAAAGATATCAAATATAAAAAATGACCTGGATAAAACCATTAACGATATCAATAATTTTTCTTCTAATGATATTTACTTGTACTTCGCAAGTAAGTATAACATCGAATAATGATACTTTAATATGTTTACCTTCAAAAGTAGCTAAAGAAATTATTATTGATTTAGAAAAGGGAAAAGCATTTGAACAAGAAAATCAAGTATTAAAAAGTAACATTACTTTACTTGAAACAAGTATCCAATATAAGGATACTCTAATCTCTTCTTACCAAGAAAAAGAATCTATCTACCAAACCCAAATTAATTCCTACCAGAAAATAGATTCTCTTTATATAAAGCAACTCCAAGAAAAAGAAGAAGAGATAACTAGACATAAAAAAGAAAAAAAATTAGGTCTAGGAGGAGCTACTTTAGTAATAATTGCTATACTATTATTATGAGTCAGGAAAAAGCTATAAAGGAAATAATTAAGGCAGAATATCTAAAATGTGCTGTTAATCCTACTCATTTTATGAAAAAATACTGCCAAATCCAACACCCCCAAAGAGGAAGAATCCATTTCCAACTTTATCCTTTCCAGGAAAAAGTTATGAAGTTATGGAAAGATAATCCCTATTCTATTGTATTAAAATCAAGGCAATTAGGTATTTCTACTTTAGCAGCAGGATATTCTTTATGGTTAATGTTATTCCATAAAGATAAAAATGTACTTTGTATAGCTACTAAACAGGAAACCGCTAAAAATATGGTAACCAAAGTAAAATTTATGTATGATGGGTTACCTTCTTGGTTAAAAGTGGATTTTGAAGAAAACAACAAACTTACCTTGAGATTAAAAAATGGATCCCAAATAAAAGCATCCTCAGCAGCATCAGATGCCGGTAGATCAGAAGCTGTATCTTTACTAATAATAGATGAGGCCGCATTTATTGAAGGTATCGGGGAAATCTGGGCTTCAGCACAACAAACACTAGCCACAGGAGGGGGTGCTATTGTATTAAGTACACCATATGGTACAGGTAATTGGTTTCATAAAACTTGGGTAGAAGCTGAAGAACAGATAAATGATTTTCTTCCTATTAAATTACCCTGGTATGTTCATCCTGAACGAGACCAAGTTTGGAGAGATAGACAAGATAATTTATTAGGAGATCCTAGAATAGCGGCCCAAGAATGTGATTGTGACTTTAGTACATCTGGTGATATAGTATTTTATAATGAATATTTGGAGTTTTATGAAAAAACTTATATTTGTGATCCCTTAGAAAGACGAGGAGTAGATAAAAATCTATGGGTTTGGGAATCTCCTGACTATTCTAGAGGATATATGGTAGTAGCAGATGTTGCAAGAGGAGACAGTAAAGACTTTTCAGCATTTCATGTTATAGATTTAGAAAGTAATACTCAGGTAGCAGAATATAAAGGACAAATTTCCACTAAAGATTTTGGTAATTTATTAGTAGGAATTGCTACTGAATATAATAATGCTTTACTAGTAGTAGAAAATGCTAATATAGGATGGGCAACTATTCAAACTATTATAGATAGAGAATATAAAAATCTTTATTATTCACCTAAGAGTGATTCTTTCACAGTTGATTCTTATCTTAATGGAGGTTATGATAATAACCATAATATGACTCCTGGTTTTACTATGTCTACCAGAACTCGTCCTATGGTAATATCAAAATTTGTTGAATATATAGGAGATAAAGGAGTTATTATTAAATCTAAAAGATTAATAGAAGAAATGAAAGTTTTTATATGGAGAAATGGTAGAGCAGAAGCACAACCTGGTTATAATGATGATCTTGTAATGAGTTTTGCAATAGGAATGTATATTAGAGATACAGCTTTAAGATTTAAAGATCAGGGTCTAGAATTAACTAAAAAAGCATTAAATAATATGACTGTTAATCGAATTGGTACTAATTCTACTTCTCCTTTTTCTCGAGGTTCAGATAATCCTTACCATATGGATAATGGAATGGGTGGGAAAGAAGATTTTAGATGGTTATTTTAATATTTATTACAAAATCTAATGAATAATAATATAAATAAAGACGTATTTTCAAGATTAAAGCGTTTATTTTCTACAGATGTAATTATCCGAAATATAGGAGGAAGTCAATTAAAAGTAGTTGACTCCAACCAAATACAAAGAGCAGGTAAAGTTCAAACTAATTCTCTAATTGATAGATTTAGTAGACTTAACACAACCAATGTTGCTCCTATATATAACCCAGGCCTTAATTATCAAGTTCTTAGAACCCAACTTTATTCAGATTATGAAGCTATGGATACAGATGCTATTATAGCCTCGGCTTTGGATATTGTAGCTGATGAAGCAACTTTAAAAAGTGAACAAGGAGAGGTTTTAAGGATTAAGTCTACAGATGAAAATATTCAAAAAATTCTTTATAATTTATTTTATGATGTACTAAATATTGAATTCAATTTGTGGTCTTGGGTACGTCAAATGTGTAAGTATGGAGATTTTTTCTTAAAATTAGAAATAGCTGAAAAATTTGGAGTGTATAATGTTATTCCTTATACAGCTTATAATATTGTTAGAGAAGAAGGTTATACTAAAGATAATCCTAATGCTGTAAGATTTATATTTGATCCTGATGGATTGGCAGGTAGTGGACAATATGGGGGTTACTATGGTGGTTATATTACCCCATCACAAACTATAGATACTGGACGAAAAATTATTTTTGATAATTATGAAGTAGCCCACTTTAGATTATTATCTGATGTAAATTATCTCCCTTATGGACGTTCTTATATAGAACCAGCTCGTAAATTATTTAAACAATATGTTTTAATGGAAGATGCTATGTTAATTCATAGAATTGTAAGAGCCCCAGAAAAACGTATTTTCTATATAAACATTGGTTCTATTCCTCCTTCAGAAGTAGATAATTTTATTCAAAAGACTATATCTACTATGAAACGTACCCCGTATATTGACCAACAAACTGGGGATTATAACTTAAAATATAATATGCAAAATCTACTTGAGGATTTTTATATTCCTATGAGAGGTAATGATTCTGCTACTAAAATTGAAAATTTAAGTGGTTTACAATGGGATGGAATTGAAGACGTTAAATATTTAAGAGATAAATTATTTGCTGCTCTTAAAGTTCCTAAAGCCTTTATGGGTTATGATGAGAATCTAGAGGGTAAAGCTACTTTAGCAGCTCAAGACATAAGATTTGCTCGAACTGTAGAAAGAATCCAAAAAATAATTGTCTCTGAATTATACAAAATAGCATTAGTCCACTTATATACTCAGGGTTATGAAGGAGAAAGTTTAACTAATTTTGAGATTGAGTTAACAGGACCTTCTATTATATTTGAACAAGAAAAAGTAGCTTTACTTAAAGAAAAAGTAGATTTAGCTAATACTATATTGGAAAATAAGTTATTCCCTTCTGATTGGGTTTATGATAAATTGTTTGATGTTAGTGAAGATGAATATAATGAATATCGAGATTTAATTAGAGAAGATGTTAAACGTAATTTTAGATTAACTCAAATTGAAAACGAAGGTAATGATCCTAATATATCAGGTGTAAGTTATGGAACTCCTCATGATTTAGCTTCTCAATATGGAAAAGGAAGATATTATTCTGATCCTGAAGTACCAGAAGGATATGATGAGAAGAAATTAGGTAGACCTAAAGAAAAAGCTTCATTCATTAACACTCAACAAGATCCATTAGGTAGAGATAGATTAGGAGTTAGTAGAATGAAAGATAATACAGATGAGTCTAAACAATATAATTTAGATACTAAGTTAGAATATTTAAAACATAAAAAATTCCTAGATTCTATTCCAGTTAATAAAAAACAACTTGTGTTTGAATCTGATAAAGATAAAGAATCTCTATTAAATGAGAATCAAATTAAGGAATAAAAGTTTTATAATATTTATTAATATACCCTTATTAACAAATGAAAATTAAACACTCAAAGTATAAAAATACTGGATTAATTTTTGAACTTTTAATCCGTAAGATTACTGCTGAGACTTTATCTGAGAGTAAATCTAATGCAATTAATATTCTTAGATCAAATTTTACTAATACTGAATTAGGTAAAGAGTATAAGTTATATGAAACTGTATTTAAAAATTCTACTTTATCTGAAACTAAAGCTGATATCTTATTAAATACTATTTTAGAATCTTCTAAAAAACTTAATAGAACTAAGTTAAAAAGAGAGAAATACAATCTAATTAATGAAATTAAAAAATATTATGATTTAGATGATTTCTTTAAAACTAAAATATCTAATTATAAGGGATATGCTGCTTTATATACTTTGATTGAAGCTTATAGTGATGATGAAAAATTAATTGATACTGATGATATAATTAATAATAAATTTACTATTCTAGAAACTATTTCTAATAAAACTCCTGATAAAAAAGAAGTTAAAGATAAGTTAATGGAAGAATTTTCCAAGGAAGATAGAGATACTAAAATCCTTACTTATCGTATTATGTTAGAAAAATTTAATGGCAAATATGCCAATTTAAATGAAAACCAAAAGAAAGTCCTTCAGACCTATATAACATCAGTAGATTCTACTTCTAGATTACGAGATTTCCATAATAAAACAGTAGTTGAAATTAAAGAAGAATTAACTAAAAAATCTAGAAAAATTAAGGATAAAGCTACTCGCATTAAAATTAATGAAATTATTAATCTAATTAAAGAAATTCCTAAAGGAACATTTATTAAGAATGATGATATTGTAAATTTACTTCAATATTATTCTTTAATGGAGGAAATTGATAAAACAAATGGCTAGATTTGAATTTAGAGATACAGAAATAGATCCTCAAACTGGATCCTCAGAATCTGAAGTAGTTTATTTACCTGATTTTGATCTAGTATATGATTATCTAGAGAAAGCCAAAATGGCTATGGATGAAGTAGCTAATGGAGCGGGGGTGACAGATACCAATATCAAGGCTATTATTATGAAAGATCAAGTATTAAATAAATTAGCTGATGATTTAAATAGAATATTTAATACTTATAGAACTCACTTAAGAAAAAAATATCCTGATGATTATAAAAGGATTAAATCTAAAAGTAAACTAAGTGAATCTAATGTAAGAGAAATTATTAAAAATAAAGTTAAAGAGATTTCCACTACAGCTGCAGGAGGTAATTATTTAACTAAATATGCATTTGCTCAAAAAGATTCTAAACCCCCAGTATCTCAATATTTAAAAATGGGATATGAATTAGTAGATAGAGATAAACTTCGTAAACAATCTAAGGGTATTGATTATAAAGATCTATTTTAAAATATGAAAAAGGATAAAAAATCAATGTTAAAAAAACTCTTTATTGAACTCTTAACTGAGGAAGATGAAGAAACTCAAGATCAGCCTAAAATAGAAGAGATTGACCCTGCTACTAAAAAATTTATAGAAGAAAGGATTCAAGCTTTTGATGATATTCAAAAACAACTTATCCAAGTAAATGATATGTTAAAAGCAGCTAAAAAAGATACTATAGAAAAGTATAAAATTAAACCTAATAAAGCTATTCTATACCCTACTGATTTAATTAAAGATTATTTTAAAGATATTATAAAAGTATTAAAATCATGAAATCTCTACAAAACCAATATAAATTAATTACTGAAGGTAAAGGAGAAAAAGATGTTTTTCTTAAAGAGGCAAAACGTCTTTATCCTAATTTACTTACTAATTCTTCTAATTTTAAAGAAGCAGAAACTATCCTTAAAAACAAAGGAGTAATTTCTGAAAATATAGTAGGAATTCCTGCTATTGGTAGTTTAAAAGATGAATCTAAAAAAGATTGGATTCGGATTTTTGAAGAAAATGTAAAAGCAGATGAAACTAAAACTTCAAAAGAAGTAGAAGATATTAATGCTCATGGGTATGATAATGCTGATAAGAAAAATTTAGACAATCAAATATTTGATCAATATTTAAATGGTTTGTATGTGGAATTAAAGAAGGATCCTGAGTTAACTATGGAAAAAGCTAGAGAAATTGTAGCTAAAAACTTAGCATCTGATTCTCTTCATTATATGAAAAATGCAGCTTTTAAAGTAGATGGTATAGGATACACAGATAAAGCCCCAGGCTTAACTCCTAAAGAAATTACAGGTAAGTATAAAGCATCGGGTTATGGTGACTTAAAAGAGGTTTTAGATTATAATGATCCTATTTTAGTAAAAGCACGAGCTGCTAAAATGGAGCGTGAAAAAGAACTTGCAAAACCAAAACATAGACCACTTTATGGTAAACAAAGACAAAAGGTTGAAGATGATATATGGCAAATTAGCCAAGATCTAAAAGATCTTTATGCTGATAGAGATCAGTTGCTAATCGATATGGAACAAGAGGCTGAGGTAGAAGGGGGCCCAATCGCTGATGAGTATGGTGATAAATTAAACAAGATCGAAGACGAAATTCAAAAGCTTATTGCTAAGAGAAATCAACTTGAAATGAGATTAGATGAGATTGAAAAAAGAGCATCTATGATAAAG